CTCATCAATCCAGTTCAAGCGGCGATGCAGTTCCGCGTGCTTGGCCCTGATAGTCTCATATGAATATCCTAACTTGTCTGCTATATCTTCCAACGACATGCCTTGAACATATTTCATTTTCAGTATCTGGTTCTCGTAGCCGCTGAATGAATCAATCAGTTTTAGGAGATCATACTGCTCAGCTTTACATTCAGTCAGCTTGGTCTGCAGCTCTGGCACTTCCTCACCGACATGCGCAGCACGAGAGTCACTGCCGGATACGTGGAGCCTACTCAAATCACCTTCTGACCATCGATCGACTTCAGCGTTGGACTTGCGTATCTTCCATTCCAGATACCTGATCTCATCGTCCAGTTCAAGATAATCTTGAAGCCACTCGAACCGACTTTTGTGTTCACGACTCAACGGCCCCACTCCTTGTGATAGAATTAGTTTGTTAATGATTCAGGAATGGCTGCCATCGTGCGGCTATTTTTTTGCATTTTATTTCAATACTTCCCAAGACACTGCTACTTTATAAGCATTGAATGAAAACCCAAATGCGTTCTTATCCAAATATTGACGAAGCTCAACATGCAGATCAGGCAGTTCAGACTGAAGCCGTTTCACAAAACGCGGATCTTCAAATCGCCGCTTTTGATAAACATCCATGTCATTCTTTCGATCATAAACTATCAGTGATTTATATCCTTTTCGGGCTGCTTCAATCAGAGACTGTTCAAGCCTGGTGTTTTTAATCCACCGATTAAACCACGTATCAAACGCTCGCTGGTCTTCCCTACGAAGTGTCTTGGCCATATTGTTCATTTCTTAACCTCCGCTTTATCCGATTACTTTTTAGCCTTATCATCTAGCAATTCGGTTTGCCCCTCAGCAGGCTTATCGCCATCCACATCCAATTCAGTCTGGTTCGGTGTGAATACCATCTGTGCATTGCCCTTCAAAACTTTTGCGAATGAATCACGTTTGCCGTCAAGCTCTTTAGCTTGAATCCGTACTTTTAGTTCAACCACCTGATCCTTGTTCACAGTTTTTTCGGTTGAGTTAATTACGTTACCGAACACAGTGATGCTATTATCTTTTAATTCTGTCATGGCGTTAGCCCTCCTTGATTTGTTCGATGTATATCTCAACGTGTGGTTCGTTACTGTAAAACTTGGCAATGTGAGCCTCAACAATCTGCGCATCATCGACCCATACAATGCCCGTCAGCGGATCCGTGACGGCTTTGAAGTAGTTGTCGACATCGCCTTTGATGACTGGTCGCACAACACCTGCCGCTTTGTCCCTTTTGAGCCGTTTACTGCCGGTTTGCTGTATTGGTCGGTAGATTGTCACTCGGCAGATCAACGGCCCTGAGAGCGGCTCTCCTGCGTACTGATCGCGTGCAGCAACAGCCACCTCATTCTTGTACGCTTTGCTTTTTGGTGGATCATAGGTAGATACGAACTTGCCCCTACTGGCAAAGCGTGGCCGTCCTTGTGGTACAGGTTCCCCAGGTATATTTATCTGTATCATCATCAATCCTCCCTCATCAATTGCTGCCTTTTTTTCTTTTAACTTGATACGTCTTTGACAAGAGCCTGGCCAACGCTATTCCACTACGAGTCACTCCCTTATCCGATGAGATCAGATGTTTATCATTCATAACTAAAAACTCTGCGTCTGTGACGAGTGCAAGATTGGTAATGCTGAAATTCAACGAGTTACCATCCAAAAACACAGTTTTGTAACCTTTGGGAATTGGGCCATACGCCTCTTCCCAAACTCGTCTATGATTTGGTTTCCATTTTCTCTCAGCCTGTTTCACCACCACAATTGGTGCACGATTTGGTCGATCCTTTGAACGAGTTTCGTTCCTTTTAACCGTGCCAATCGCCATTCTTTTATGAAGGTCGTGATGTGAAGATGATCTTCTTGGATCTGCCTTGCCAAAATATTTTTGATATAAACCAGATTTAATGTTGTTTCTGATATTTAAGGCATGAACTTTCTGAACCGTTAACTGGATGCCCCAGTTTTCGTAAACCATTTTCGCAATCTCTGCGCCCGTGTGACCAGGCACAAACTTTTTATAAGCCTTGAGCTGCTTGTCATCTAATAGCCTAGACATAGCACCAGCTCCTCACTCGCTGTGATTTGATGACGGAATTCAACCGATTGAGAGTTTGATTGACTTTAAGAAGCTTATTCCGATGTTCTCTGACTGGATCAATCTTGAAATCTGGCTCGCTATTATCGATGATTTCAGCAGCATAAACATGGTGCCGATGACCCCAGTTTCGAACCTGTCGTGAAGTCAAATTCATCTCAAACTCAAAGTTGATTTGCCTTGTTGCCTCAGCCCATGTTCGTCCAGGAATGATTTGCTTAGCTCTGTGTTCTTCTTCCAAAGTGAGCAAAGCGTTTCTACGCCAATATTCAGTGTCGTACACCGTCAAGTGCTTTCCCATTTTCAGTCACCTCATTCATTTGCAGCACTCGTGGCATTGTTGGATCAGCTGATTCATTATTCTGATAAGCAACCTGAGCACTCAGAATGGTGCGGGCATTTCCGATAATCTGCGTTGCAATTTTGGAAATTCCGTCAGCCCGACGAAGTTCTTGCTCTAGTGACTCACCTTCTAGCGTGTCATCATTTAATCGTTCCATCTCACTGAACAAGTGATTATTTAAGTCGTCCAAAGTATTGTGTGTTTTCATCATCGAACTTTCCCGCTTTCCTTTGCTGCGTTTTTTCTGTCAACGCTGGAGTTCCATTTTCTCTTGTTGAGTAAAGAAATTCGTCAAGCCAGTTGGCCAGCGTTTTAACCTCTTCGCGATCCAAATAGATACCTGCATATGCAATCTTGGACTTAGCAATGCTAAGAAGATCGATCAGAACTTGGTCGTCTTCTTCATGAACAAGGGTCATCCAATCGCTGCTTTGATCTTTCTCGTCGCGCTTTGTTATTCGAAGATCGCTCATGACATGCCTTCCTTTCGCTGATCAACGATGCCTTTAACGCCAAAGCTATTACCCTGAGCATGCTTGGCCATGCGGGACAAGGTTCGCTCGCCATATCTTTTCTTGAGGTCTTGGCCATGCAAGTTAGTAGTGACAATCGTTGATTTGTCCTCCCGGTTCCTAAAAACCTCGTCCGCTGTCTGAAGATCAAAGCTGCTCCCGCGTTCGGATCCTAGGTCATCGATTACAACGACATCTGCTTTGCCTATTTCGCGCATGATCTTCTCATTTTTCATCCGTATATCTTGAGCGTTGTCACTCATGCCAGACTTGAGCTGTTGCATGAGTGCATTCCAATCAATGAACAGACAGTTCTTGCGATAACTGGTCTTCTTGCGCACATCCATCAAGATGCCATTAGCAATATGTGACTTCCCAACGCCGGTATCACCGACGATCAATCCGTGTATAACATCACCACGAGCAATTCTATTTGCCAATCCGACTGCGAAAAGTTTCAGTTGCTGCTGACCGATACTGTCGGTTCTAAAGTTGCTGAAATCCTCGCCCATGACATCAACGCTGCTGAAGACCGAGTATGCCAAGTAATAACTGCGAGTTCGTGATTTCCGCGCTTTTCTCTCAAGATCTGGTTTTTGCTTCTTGGGTTCCGTTGGCGGCTGTTTATAACCACAGTACATACATGCTCCAGCCATTTTCTTACCAGTAACACGGCTTAATGGCTTAGGACGATAAAGTGGCTTTCCACAATCTGGACAAAGCTCACCAAACGTTTCAAGTGCAGCCCAGATGCTTGGGCTTATTTGAAGTCCGTTCATATTTCACCTCGGTTCAACCTAATTGGTTTCGGCCAGTTCAGAAGGGCAGATCATCGTCACTGACATCCCCCTGATTTTGATAAACATCTGGACTGGATCGACCTGAAGATGATCGCGGCTTTTTATCTTGGCTTCGTTTGGCTTCAAAAGCCTCAACTGCTTCGACGTTTGTCAGCTTTTGGGTTTCCCAATTTTTTAGGATGGCATTGACGTATGCGTATCGACGGACATTATTGTCGATTGAGTTACTCATCGCTTTTTTCACCACGCCAACTGCTTGGTCCTCAGTCGATCCGATCTTCTTAAAGTCATCGACCCAGTACATGAGGTCTTCTCGGTTCTTTGGACTAATCATGCCGAAGCCGTTGTTTTCCCAGAAATTCACCAGTTCAGATTCTGCTGTCGTTGTTGTTGTTAAATCTTTCTTTTCATTCTTCTCATTCTTTACATTCTTGTTAGGTGTTAGCTCTTTGTTAGGTCTTTGTTGATCGTCTGTTAGCTGTCTGTTAGTTGCTTTGTTAGCCTCGTCATCAGGAGACTGGTATTTTCCCCAATTAACAATGGTTATCAGACGTCCAGTCTTTGTTGATTGGTTTGTTAGAAAACCCATTTTTTCGAAGCGCCTTAGGGAAGTTCTGACATTTTGCGTGGTAACACCGCTACCAGCCCTTGCTTGGATTGAATCCAGTGAAGTGATGAACTGACCAGGTTGGACAATGAACTTTATGCCACTCCATTCCCAGTCCTTAGCCGCGTGGTTGGCCATTAAAAGCAGTGTGATCATGATGACCTTTTGTACTGGGTTTGAAAGCTGCCACAGATGATCATCAAGCACTTTTCGGTAGAGCTTGATCCAACCCCCGTCCGCCATCAGACCACCTCCTTATTCAACAAGCTCATAAAGGCTGATGATCTGATTCAAACGTTTCGTGGCGCGACAGTACTCACAATGTTCACAGCGCCGGGGCTTCTCCTGACCGTTCTTGACTGCTTCAATTCGAGGTTGTAATTCTTTGACCCTAGCGAGCCAGTAATCAAGAAGGTCTTGTGGGATTGAGACAGCTGCTTTGTCTGGCGGATCTTGCTTTGAAACGGCAATGATCACCGGGACTGCTTCGTCACCGTACTGTTGTCGGATCAGTTCCTGATACACCGCCATTTGCAACGGGTAGTTGTACGCTTCGATGAAAGAACCATATCGGCGTTCATCTGGTAAATAGAAACGCTTGAAGATATCCATGGTCGTTTTCAAGTCCGCAAAATATTTGCGATTTGCTGGAAGGCAGTCGATCTTGCCCTTCCAAGAGACACCACCTATCTCGCCACGAACAATGACTTCTTTTTTGCCCTGATAGAAATCTTTGAACATCGAATCTGTTCGCAGTGTTTTGATCATGGTGTCTGCCAGTTGATACTCCTTCTTCAGCTGCCCCTTGGTTGCACCGCGCGTGGAGATAATCTCCGGATGTTCCTCTTTGAACTTCTTATGCGCGTATCGACTTTGGAAGTAGCTGTGCAGATAGTTGCCGACAAGTAGAGCTGTTGGATCTCGCTTAGGTTCCCAGTCACCGTTCAACTCCGCCACAGCCTCTGCCTCGCAAGCCATGAACTTTTTGAACCATGTCGGTGACTGATACTGCCAATCCATGCGATTACTGTAATAGTTCCTACTTGTTAGCTTGGCTCTTGAAGAGGTCATCGACTTCCTTGTCGGAGACAGGTTTGTGATCGGCTTGCTTTGATTCGTCTTTGTCGGCCTGTTTTGCGCCTTCTGCATACTTTGGCTCCTCCTTTGGTTTTGCATCCATCAGATCATCAAAGTCGGGCGTGACATCTTTGGGCTCTGCGTTGTCATACTCATCAGCGGTGGTCTCGTTGACAGCACCGAGAAGCAGATCATTATCAGCACTTGAGTTGATGAAGAACTTGGCCGCCCGATTCAGGACTGTTCTCATCGCCATCTGATCCGGATACTCCTTTTGAACCTTTGTGGTCTTCGCATGACTCCAGCTGGTGTCAATTTGCTTCTTGGTCATGACCGTGTAGTTCTTGACTCCGTTACTGTCGACAACTACTGCAAAGGCGGCCACGATCGGCTTGTCTTGGTTCTCAAACCGTGGTTCAAAGACCTTGACAACAGTCCGTCCTTTCTCTGACCCGATTTGAAACTTGTCGCCCTCACGGACAACTTCTGCCCAAACGTCCTGCACATTATCCAGACGCTTCAAGATCGCCAAGCTTCCAAAATAGGAGCGCATGAGGGTCAAATCACGGTTATACGGGATGAAGTACAGCTGGTTCTTAGCTGGGCTCAATCCTTGAATTACCATGTTCAACAGAGCTTTTGCCTGCGACTGTGGGGTCGTTTTCTCCAAGAGCGATTGTCCTTTGCTGTTATCCGAGAGAATGAGCCAGGCTGCGTTCAGTGCGTTGCTGGGGCTGTAATTGGCTGGCAACTTCAGCCCCTCGTTTCTTTGCATTTGTGTGATGCGATTGTTGACACTTGCAACAATTTCATTTGCCATATTTAAAAACCTCCTAGTTGATGACCTGAGTGGCGCCGAGATGATCCAAGAATTCGAGCGCGTCATCTTCGTCAAACAGTTCGTCTTGGTAACGCCAATAAGTGTGACCTGGTTGAAGGGCGTTGCTTTGGTAGTCCTCCAACTCTTCGAACCTTGGATCTTCACCCCAGCCACGTTTCGCAGCTCGGTGAAGATCATTGATGTTGTCCCACTGATGCAAACTCATTCGATCCACTGCCTCCAATTTCCTTTGTGGCCTAAGCAGTGACCAACGATCACGCCGAAGCCACCTGCAATTAGTAAATAGCCAATCATTATTCACCAATTCCTTTCGCAATTTCAGGAAAGTAGTTACGCATAAACTCAGAAAACTTGACTGGTTCGAAAGTCCAATCTTTGCCACCATCTCCCGCATACATGACCATTCGATATCTGAGAATTTCCATAAATTCTGGCTTTTCCAAAATGTTTTTCTTTAGCCAACGCATGTCATGCTTATATCGCTTGACAACATCCTTTGTTGACCACCACTCTGACATGTCGGCACGCTGTTCAAGATCTTTACGTCGACTGGTTTCAATTAGCTCCCAACCTGTCGGTAAACTGACCGTAATTTCTGGTTGTATTTTAAAAGCATCCGTGTTGGTTCACCTCTCCAACTTTTGAGCCTCAAATTACGAAAACTCGTCTACTCGAGTGATTGCTATAAGCCCTAAAGCAACTATTCCAAGCAGTCCAACCCGCAGAGTTGCATGTGGGTTTTTCTTTTGCAATTCTCTAGAAACTGCTGCTTCTAACAAATCAATCGTCTGGCATGCAACCACCGGCAATTCTTTTCTAATCACCTTTTGTGACTCCAAACGTACTTCACTCCTTTATTGCTGATCGAATGGCAGCCAATCCCTTTTTTGTGTAAAGCCATTGCGGCACTTCTTTGTCACTGTGCTGTGACTTGCTGGCCGACCAACGTCCGAATTCATTCTGGCCAGGTTGCTCTGCTTTGATCCCGATTCGATTGGCAATGCGTCCTACCTTGTTTGAAGTGATGCCTAACTTTTCAGCCACTTGGGTAGCGCTGAACTCCTCTGTTCGCATTGTCGGCAACACCATCTCACCAGTGATTGCTTCAGCCGCCTTTGCCAACAGTGCCTGCTGCGAGCTAATTGATCCGGCTTTCATAGCAATTCGGTACAAAGCGTTCGCTTGTCGCGTCTTGGCATTGGTCATCGCAATCTCTGCTTGTTTGACAGGATCCAGCTTTTTAATCGGCAGTGACTTGATCGTCTTTTCCATTGCGTTAAATGCTGAGATGTATTTCAGCTTGAATTGATCTGCAGCCTTCCCGGTGAAACCAAACGCAATGAACGTAAATCCATCACGATTCATGAAATAGACCTTTTGTTCTCGGCCTCGCGAGTCGGTATAGGTGCTTGCCTCGAACATCTTGTTGTAATCGGCATAATTTTGTGCTGATTGAATTTTGTCCTCGATTGCACGAAGCACAACTTTGTGCTCCTTACCGAAAACTTCAGCAACCTTCAGGCTTGTAGTAACTGCCTGTTGCTCATGCATGATCACTAGCCCATTCACTTGGATTCCTCCTTTACCTTTGCAAGAAAAGCGATAACAGCGGCGCGATTGCGTTCCGCTGCAGGGCCAAACGCCATTCCGCCCATCAAGTCCCGTACATATTGACTTGACCAGCCAAACTTTCTTGCGACTTCAGCTTGTGTTAGATCTAAATCAATAAGTTGCTTTTTGAAACGCTTCAACATCGTTGACATACCAGTGATCACCTCCTGTTCGTTCAGTTTGTCTATCAGCTTATAAAATAGTTGACCGTTTCTCACAAAAATTGTAAGATTTAGGCATAGCAAAAGAAGACAGCATGCAACTCACTCCTCAACGCCAATTGTAAAGTGTTTGCTTTTCTTCCCTTGTGTAAGTTACTACTCAAGCTGATGCCTAAACTATACTCAAAGTTTGTAGAATTGTAAAGAGATTAGTACAAACTTTGTATTAATTTTGGCGTCCATTTTGGAGGAACGCCGATATGACAATATTTGACCGTGTAAAAAGTTTCGCAGATGCTCGAAAAATGAGCTTGCCACAGTTAGCTAGGATGGCAGGCTTAAGTGAGAATGCCATTTACAACTGGAAAACACACACGCCAACAGATGCAACGCTCCGATCTGTCGCTCATGTTTTGGGAATAACCTACGACGAGTTGGTCGGAAACAAAGATCCAGACCCAAAAGCAGAACTCGCAAATCAAGTGGGTGCTCTATTTCGATCAGTCGTTGATCAGCAGGATTTAGACGAGGCACATACTAACGATCTCAAGCAGGAAATGGAAGATCTCCTAAAAGTAAGAGCAAAACGGTTAAGGGAAAAGCAAAATGGAAAAGGTTAATTATAAAGATGCTGACTTCCTTGCACATCGAATTGAAGTCTTTGTGAGAAATCACTTTGACAATGCCATTGAATACAACGCCGTTCCTTTCATTTTGGCCGAAATTCAGAAGTTGCCGGATGACTTTTTTCAATTTCCTTTAAGTGATGGAATTCTCGGAACAACGATTGTAGACTCAGCCGTCACCGTGACAATTAATAGCAATATTGATAATGACTCGCGGAGGTACTTCACATATGCACATGAGCTTTGCCATGTGTTACTCGACACGGAATATCTACGATCAAACCCTGGCATTGATGTCCAAGATGATAACGGATTGCCAAACGCCTCGAATTACTCTAGAGAGCGACGAGCAAATCGATTTGCAGCACTATCCCTACTTCCTGATTCAGTTCTGAATGCTGTCATGATGGAGGGAAAGACAAAAAAGTACATTCATGAACGCCAAAAAGTATCTTACGAAACACTCAAGTATCGGATTGTAGATTTTGTCCAATCAAGGTTTCTTTTGCCGCGTTCCTTGAGCATCAAGCTTGCAGAAGCTTTTACTGGCACTGAGCAAAACGCACGAACAAGAGCTAGCGTTTCAGGGTTCTGGAACGAAGCAGAGGATGCAGCCATTAGCGAGTTATCTCGCGAAAGAATCATAAAGAAAAATAAGGACCTCGTGTTAGGCATTGTAGACCCGCTAATTTTGGTTGATCGTGAACGTAAAAAAGAAATCAAGGAACGAAACCGCCAATCCAAAAACGTCTACGATATGGATCCTGAAATTGGAATTCATATGTTGGCAGAATACATTGATGATTTTGATATTTCCGATATAGATGACGCTGATTTTGAAAATTAAAAAGCCCCGATCTGTTGGGCCAGATCAGGGCTGTGTGATACTTCAAAAATATAGTACCACGGAGGTTATTATGAAAAAAGTAATTGGCTTCGCAATGATCGCCCTTGCGTCATTGAGTCTGGCAGCTTGTGGTAGTCAATCAAACGGCAAGTCTGCAAACAAAAGCGGTGACGTTGCATCAAAGTCTGAACAACCAACTGCCACCAACAAAAAGATTGCAAAGGAACTTGAGGCCAAGTTTAACACAGACGGCGAAAAAAATGTTGAGACCAAGATTCAAACGGACGTGGCAGATGATACCGACAAGACTGGCCATCAAGTGATTCAGGTCATTCTCACGAATCAAGATTCACTGAAAAACATGAAGGCTGCCAAAGACGCCCTCGACAGCAACACTGCTAATGACACGCAGAAACTGTCTATTAAAGGCGTACAAGTCAACGTCGAAGAAGAGGCCAAGAAACTCGCCAATGACAAGGATCAAATCGAATTCGGGTGGACACTTGGTTCCGCTGATCAGCTAGATCTGATTGCTAAGTCAACTAAGACGAAAAACTTGATTGACATCGTGGAATAAGCCTGCCGAGGAAGGGTTTAAATTGCTTGGTTCTTTAGCAGAGCTTGGCATCAAAATGCTGCCGGATACAATGATGGTTCTTCTCCCAGGAGCAACAGTTTATGCGCAAAACAGCAATTTTCGTCTTAGTTCTGGTCAAATAGGTCCATTGCTTGCAAGCGAGCGAGAAATCAATATCCTCGGTGTAGTTGAATCTTATGCGGGTGCCAGCAAGATGGACATGACGACTTTAAGTGAAGGTTTCTCTAAAGGCGACTTTTCAAACGTTGGCTCTTTCGTTTCCAGCTTATCTGAGAATCTTCTTACTGCACTTGGAGTAATAAAATATGGCAACCAGCTCATAAAGCCAATTGCCATCTATTTCAAAAACAACTAATTCTTGAAGTATTTAGAAATGTTTTCTTTCTGCTTTTTAAAATCTTTCTGCATCTGCGTCTGTTCTTTACGAATTTTAGTTTGATTTGCCAGAGTGTTTTTAAAACCAGTCGAGACAAAATTTGCGAGCTGTTGTTTCAATTTCTTATTTTGCATCCGGCTCACCTCTTCACGAGGAATTATATCACATGGAGTAAAAAAGCGTCTACCCCACCGACCAAAGTGAACGGGTAGACGCAACATAAAAGTGCTAGGAGCTATAGCTCACGAAGTACGCTCTTTGCGTGCCTCATTATATCAAAGATGGAGGCAAGTAACATGGCAACAATCAGTATAACCCAAGAAAGCACTGGTAAATGGCGCTACCGGGTTTACTATTATGACAACCAAGGTATACGCCATGCCAAAAGCAAGCGTGGCTATGCTCGTCAAGCAGCAGCTAAACGTGATGCCCAGATCTTAGCCTCCGAATTAGAACAAGGCGCTAACATGCTTGATCGCGAAGTCGGCTTTGTTAACTACTTTGAAGAGTGGCTCACTCGCTATAAGCGAGGCAAACACGCCAAGGTTACCGAAAATCGGTACGATTATTTTAAAACGGCGTTAAAAGACTTCTTTGGTGTCGCTAAACTCAAAGACATCACCCTTGATCGATGGCAAGATTTCATCAACAGTTACGGCAAAACACATGCTAAGGATACTGTCAGAAAAATTAACGCCTATGTACGTGGCATGGTCAAGGCTGCCATCAACAACCAAATACTTAACCGGGACTTTACTCAGGGGGTTGAGTTTGTTGGCAAAGCTGCAAAAGATCCTGGCCTTAAATTTCTTGAACTCCCCTTTTTGAAAAAGCTCAAAGACCTAGTCTATAAAACAGCAAATTTCCAAGCGAATACTTCATATGCAATTGCCGTCGGACTAGGCACTGGAATGCGATACTCCGAAGTGGTCGGCTTGACATGGGCTGACGTCGATTTCAAAAACCAGCAACTCAATATTGATAAAACTTGGGACTATCATTTCGGACAAGGCCTCATGCCCACAAAAACGCCCTCCTCTGTTCGAGTTATTGATATGCCGGACGATCTTACCCAACTGTTGAAAAAGCTCAAAAAAGAGCAGACAGAGGCTTTTATGGCTCAGGGCTATCGGGATCCTCTCAATCTTGTTTTTAGAAGTACCCGACATTTAGTCCCGACAGATGCGGCCACAAACAAGATGCTTAAGAGCTATCAAACCCAAATCCAGGTACCGGCCCAAAAACAAATCACTTTCCACGGTTTGAGACATGACCATGTTGCTTACCTAGCTAGTCAAAATGTGGACATCTATTATATTTCTCGCCGTCTTGGCCATAAAGATGTTTCGATGACTCTCCGTATCTATGAGCACATGTTCAAAAAAGCCGAAGCTAAACAGGTTAAAAAAACACTCAAAGCACTCGATAATCTCTGA